CTAGTGGATGTTTTTCGGTATCTTGTGCAGGGACTTCAAGTGGTTCAAATAAAGTTTCTTATTTCGTAGTGGCTGGAGGAGCTGGAGGAGGATCAGGTTATGGTGGAGGTGGAGGAGCTGGTGGTTTTAGAGAAGGTAAATGTTCATCAGATCCATATACAGATAGTCCTTTAGATTCTGGAGTCGGTTTATCAGTGCCTGCCGCTACTTACCCTATAACAGTTGGTGCTGGTGGAACAGGTGGTGCACCACCATCTCCTGCAACTTCTTCTGGCGGATCTGGAAATAATTCAATTTTTTCAACTATTACATCAGCAGGTGGTGGTGGTGGTGGTAAAAACTGTGGTACAGCAGGAATCGCTGGAGGATCTGGTGGTGGTGGTGGAGCTGCATGTGCTGCTGGAGGAGCAGGTAACACACCTCCAGTTAGTCCCCCTCAAGGAAATCCAGGTGGTACTGCAAGTCCAGGACACCCAGTAGGATACTACGGAGGTGGTGGTGGTGGAGCTGGCGCAGCTGGAACTGATGGATCACCAACAAACAATACTGGTGGAGCTGGTTTAGCTACATCTATTACTGGTTCACCAGTAACAAGAGGTGGCGGAGGTGGTGGATCACACTATCCAAGTCCATCTAGACCAACACCAGGAGCTGCTGGAGGATCTGGTGGTGGTGGAGCAGGTGGTTCAGCGGGACCAAATCCTTATACAGCTGCAGTAGCTGGAACTGATAACACAGGTGGTGGTGGTGGAGCAGGAGGATTTAATCCTGGATCTGGTCATCAACCTGGAGGTGCAGGTGGTTCAGGAACAGTAATAATTAGGTATAAATTTCAAAATTAAAAATGGCTGAATTAAAAGTAGATAAAATAATCCCATCAACGGGATCTTCAATAGCTTTAGGAGAATCAGGTAAAACTGTTGTTATTCCTTCAGGAGCAACTTTAGATGCGTCCGCTGCAACTTTAACAAATATAGGTACAAACGTAGATTATTGTTCATCATTAAAAACTTCTCCATTTCCAGCTTCAGCTTCAAGAGGATATTTTATAAATACAGGTTCAGCGGTTACAGTTACATTGCCTTCTAGCCCAAATGTAGGAGATCAAATTATTATAATTGATGCAACAGGAAACGCATCGTCTAATAATATTACATTAGGAAGAAATGGTTCAAAAGTAAAAGGTCAATGTAAATGTTTTGCATTAGATGATGATAGAGTTGGAGTTAGAATAGTTTATTCAGGATCATGTCAAGGTTGGATTACAGCAACCAGTGCAAATGCAACAGCACCTGCAATATGTGGAGCAGCTTATATTACTGCTTCTGGTGGAACAGAAACAACGTCAGGAGATTATAAAATTCATACTTTTACAAGCACTGGAACATTTACTGTAACTTCAGCAGGTAATAGCATAGGTTCTAACAAAGTTTCATATATGGTAGTAGCTGGCGGTGCAGGTGGAGGAGGTTCATGTAGAGCATCAGGTGGATATGGAGCAGGTGGAGGAGGTGCTGGTGGTTTTAGAGAAGGAAAATGTACTTCTGATCCATATACTGCATCACCTTTAAACGCACCTGATGGATTAGCTGTACCAGCACAAGCATATCCAATTACTATTGGAGCAGGTGGTAGTGGGGGAGCAGAATCTACACCTGGAACTGCAGGACAAGGTGGTGATGGTGCTAATTCAATTTTTTCAAGTATAACATCTACTGGAGGTGGAGGAGGCGGAGCTTTTGATAATTCTCCAGGTCCAGTAAATATTGGTAGAGCTGGTGGATCAGGTGGTGGAGCTGGTGCAGGAGGACATCCTGGTAATACACCTTATGCTGGTGGTGCAGGAAATACACCTCCAGTTAGTCCACCTCAAGGAAATCCAGGAGCAACTATGCCAGGTTCAAATCAACAAGGAACTGGCGGAGGTGGTGCTACAACAGCAGGTAATAGTAGTCCAGCTTGTTTAACAAATGCAACAGGTGGAACCGGTGCAACAACAAGTATAAATTCTACTCCAACTGCAAGAGCAGGCGGAGGTGGTGGTCATAAGTCTGCTGGAGGAGCAGGCGGTGGTGGAGCAGGAGCTAATTCAGGTACTTCTGCGGCAGTAGCAGGCACAGTTAATACTGGAGGTGGTGGTGGCGGAGCTGGATATTTTGCTTGTCAAGCTTGTGGAGCAGCCGGAGGTTCAGGAATAGTAATAATTAGGTATAAATTTCAAAATTAATGGTTTTACAAATTTTAATAATTAATATATAAACAACAAAGGAGAAACATTATGGCACATTACGCAAAACTAGGAGCAAACAATAAAGTTATCAGTGTGGAAGTTGTAGCTGATAAAGATTGTCAAAATGCTGATGGTATTGAAGATGAAGAAGTAGGAAGACAGTTTTTGGAAAGAATCCACAGCTGGCCTCTATGGAAAAAAACATCTTATAATACAGTAGGTGGACAACACTCTGCAGGTGGAACACCTTTAAGAGGTAATTACGCAGGTATAGGTATGTCTTATGATGAAGATAACGATATTTTTATTAGTAAAAAACCTTATGCAAGTTGGACTCTAAATGTGGCAGAAGCAAGATGGCAATCACCAATAGGTGATGCTCCAGCGTTATCTGATGAGGAAAAAGACACTTATATATATGAGTGGAATGAATCTACAGGTGCTTGGGATAAAGTCGCTAGATAATCTACTTGACATTATTATTGAGTTTTATTACATATCTTAAGAGGTATGCACAAGAAAGTATTAACAGAAGTAGACTTATATACAGGTGAAATTTCTATGCCAAAAGGCTTTGAAATTAATCGTGATAAAATTAAAAATGATATTTTAAAATCATTTGTTACTGAAGATAGAATAAATAATAATCCCCAAGCTTATTCCTATAAAGACTACCAATTGCCTTATTCACAACCATTACAGTGGATGCAAGACTATATGAGAGATCATTGGAGAGCAGAATATGGTTTTACATTAGTACCTAAAAATATGCACGGTCAGGTTTTACACCCTGAAGAACAATCTTTTTTAAGATACCACATAGATCCAGTTGATTTAAGAAATTCACCAGATTATACATTTATATACGTTGTAGATGTAGAACCTGATTCATGTGAGTGTATTATTGAATATGATGATAATAGAAGAAAAAATAGAACTTGGCATTTACCAGTTAAAAATAATAATTTTATTATGTTTCCTGCTACACAAAGATATATGATTACAGAAAATACATTTAATAAATTAAATACAATTTTGGTTATAAATTATGAATATATCTAATTACTACTGGTTTTTTGAATCTGCTATACCACCAAGAATTTGCGATATGATTGTGCAGTATGGTAAAGCAGAAAAACAAAGAGAGATTATGGCTATTACAGGTGGCTTTGGAAGAGATAGAGATTTAAATAAAAATCCTCTTAATAAAGATGAAATAAAAAATTTACAAAAGAAAAGAGATTCTAATATTGTTTGGATGAATGATAAATGGATATATAGAGAAATACATCCTTATGTTCATATGGCAAATCAAAATGCAGGTTGGAATTTCAATTGGGATTGGTCAGAGTCTTGTCAGTTTACTATATATAAAAAAGGACAATACTATGATTGGCATTGTGATAGTTGGGATAAACCCTATATGGAAGAAGGACCCACAAAAGGTAAGATTAGAAAATTATCTGTAACAGTGACATTAACAGATCCAAAAGAATACAAAGGTGGAGAGTTAGAGTTTGATTTAAGGAATGAAGATCCTGATAAAAAACCTAATATGAGAACCTGTACAGAAATATTACCAAAAGGCTCTTTGGTTGTATTCCCTTCTTTTGTATGGCATAGAGTCAAACCAGTAACTAAAGGAGAAAGGAATAGTCTAGTGATATGGAATCTAGGTTATCCATTTAAATAATATGAAAAATATAAAACAAGGCGGAAGTAGTACATCACAAAAACCAGAAGGACATGTAGATTTTAAATCTGCATTTTATTTTCAAACACCAGTATGGGTTGCGGAAGCACCCATGTTTTTGAAGAACGCAACTAAAGTAACAGATAAATATATTAAGAAAGCAGAAAAACTTTTAAAAGATAAATTAAAGAATGAACCTAAATGGAAAAAAGATATAGGTACATTTGGTTTATCCAAACATAGTGAAAGTATGTCTAATGATCCTAAACTAAAAGATTTAGTTCAATTTGTAGGACAACGATCTTATGAATTTTTAGATTGGTCAGGTTTTAATTTACAAAATCATAGTTTACATTTTACAGAATTTTGGGTTCAAGAGTTTAGTGAAAAAGGTGGTGGTCATCATGATACTCATGTGCATTGGAATCAACACGTATCTGGATTTTACTTTTTAAAGTGTAGTGAAAGAACATCTTATCCTATTTTTCACGATCCAAGACCTGGTGCAGAGATGACAAAGTTGTTTACTAAAAATCAAGAACAAATTACATTGGCATCTAATCAAGTTCATTACAAACCAAACCCAGGAACAATAATTATTTTTCCAGGTTATGTTCCGCATCAGTTTGCAGTAGACCCAGGTTTAGAACCATTTAGATTTATACATTTTAACATTAAAGTTGTTGAAACAGCAATATCAAAAGAAAGGAGCAACAGTGAGCTTCCAAAAAAATAAATATATAGTTATTAAAGAAGCCGTACCAAAATTAATAGCAGAGTTCTGTTATAATTATTTTTTACTTAAAAGACAGGTGGCTAGAACTTTGTTTGACGAAAGATATATATCTAACTTTACTGAAGAATGGGGTACATGGTCTGATCAACAAGTTCCAAATACATATTCTCACTATGCAGATATAGCTATGGAAACTTTGCTTATGAGAACTTTACCTATTATGGAAAAGAAAACAGGATTAAAATTATACCCTACTTATTCTTACGCTAGAATATACAAACCAGGAGATATCTTACATAGACACAAAGATAGATTTAGTTGTGAAATATCTACAACTTTAAATCTTGGAGGAAATCCTTGGCCTATACATTTAGAGCCAAAGAAAAATGTAGGTATACCTGATGGTAAAAAAATTACTGTAAAGAGCGATAACAAAGGTATTTTAGTTAATTTAAAGCCTGGTGATATGTTGGTTTATAGAGGCATGGAGCTAGAACATTGGAGAGAAGAGTTTCAAGGAGATAACTGTGCTCAAGTTTTTCTACACTATAACGATCAAAAATCCAAAGATGCCGATAAAAACATAAATGATACAAGACCTCATTTAGGACTTCCAAGTTGGTTTAAAAAGTAATATAATCTTTAAATGGAGGCAGTGACTCCACCACATACCTCACTGTCTCCTTTTAAGGATTTATATGAATTTAGGTTTTGACGCAATTTCACAACTTCCTATATCTCAAGTAGGAGCAGACAACACAGTAACTATTGCAGTTACAGGTAATAATTTAGTAGCTAGTATTGGTAATCCTAATATTGCAGCCGACGCTGTCACAGAAATTGCTACAGGTAATCCATTTACACTTGGCATTGGAACAGTAACAATAGTTGGTAATGCTAATTTAGAAGCACCTAAAACACCATTGGTTTTAGGAACGGGGACCGTTACAGTTACTGCAGATGCTAATGTTACGGCTTCTGGAAACAACTTGATTATAAGTAGTGGATCTGTTAGTATTGTTGGAACTGCGAGTATAACAGCACCTGCTACCGCTCTTACAATGAGAACTGGAGAAGTGGGTGTTATTACGTGGAATGAAATTATACCAGGAGCAACAATGGTCTGGACACCAATAGACCCTTACTAATATGGCATCAACATTTTCAACAGATTTAGCATTAGAACTTGTAACAACCGGTGAAAAGGCTGGTCTATGGGGAACAATCACTAATACTAATTTACAAGTCTTACAACAATCAACATCAGGTGTAGTAGATGTAGCAATGACATCTGGTTCAGATGTTACTTTACTTTTATCAGATGGTGCAACATCAAATGGTAAAAATATTTATCTTAAACTAACTGGCACTATGACTGCTAATATTAGTTTAATTATTCCTGCATCAACAACAGGTGGTACAGCCACAAGACTATATGTTATTCAAGATGCAACAGATAGAACTACAGCAAACAAATATACATTAAGTATTAAAACGGCGGGATCATCAAATCCAATCGCAATGCCTGTTGGTGCTACAATGTTAATTCATTCTAATGGAACAGATGCAAGATTAGATATTTTACAACAAGGTAATTTTGCAATTACATCTAGTTCTATAACTGCATATACAGCAGTCCCTGGAGATAATTTATTAATCGATACAGCCGCAGCTGAAGTTACAATTACTTTACCAGCCTCACCAACTATGGGTGATGAAGTATCTATAATGGATGTATCTGCTACTGGAGGATTTGGTACTAATAAAGTAACTGTAAACAGAAATAGTCAACCAATAAGAGGCGCTGCTTCTAATTTAGAACTAACTGCTAATAATCAATCAATCAAATTAAGATATACCAACGCAACTAAAGGTTGGCAATACGTCTATAACGTAACATCATAGGAGTAATACATGCTTACGAAAATTAAGTTTGCTCCAGGAATTGATAAGCAAGATACATCAGTTGGAGCAGAAGGTCGTTGGGTAGATTCAGATAATGTAAGATTTAGATATGGTCTACCAGAAAAAGTTGGTGGTTGGCAATCTCTTTTAACAGATACTATTGTAGGTGTAGCTAGAAAACAACACGCTTTTGTTGATACAGATGGCAACAGATATGTTGCTATTGGTACAGATAAATTTTTACTTTTATATTTTGAAGGTCAAC